AGATAAGGGTAAGAACTCCCGCACTGGTGAAGTGTATGAGTTCAACATCAAACTCTTTGATGCACAAGGACAAGCTTGTGATGTTGAAGTAGGCGGTGGTTCTAAAGTGAAGATGGCTATCAAGCCCTACACTTGGTATAGCCCAAGCCTTGGGTTTGGTGTGAGCCTCCAACTCAAAGCCCTACAGATCATCGATCTTGTAGCACCAAGTGCTTCAGGAGCAGGAGCTTCAGCGTTCGGATTCACGTCCGAAGAAGAAGGCTTCTCTAGCGGAGGTGAGTCTCTCGAAACCGTAGTGGCTGATGGGGACTTTTAGGTCAGGTTTTGAACAACGTGTGGCATCCTCTCTTTCGGGAGAGGGTGTCCACTACACCTACGAAACTGATCGTATCGCTTTCGTAGAGCCTGAGAAGAAACGCAGGTACACGCCTGACTTCTTCTTATCAAATGGGGTCATCCTTGAGGTCAAGGGTAGACTAACGACAGCTGATCGCAAGAAGCATGAGTGGATTAAGAAGCAACATCCTGACATAGACCTGCGCTTTGTGTTCCAAAGAGCAAAGGGTAAAATCTACAAGGGTAGTAAAACTAGCTACGCTGATTGGGCTGACAAACATAACATACCTTGGTGCCAAGGACCAAGTATACCGAAAGAATGGACGACCTAAAAACTATCAACACACACACGAATTGTCCCGACTGCGGAAGCAGTGATGCCTTATGCGAGAACGAAGATGGCAGCACTAAGTGCTTCAGCTGTGGGGTATTCAAACCAAATAACAAACAACACACAACAACAACACACACATCTAACATGACAACAGTTCAAGGCGACTACCAAGACTTAGTAAAAAGAAACATACCACTATCCATCTGTAAGAAGTATGGATACACCGTAGGAGAAAACAGATCGAAGCTCTGCCAGATTGCTAACTATAAGGACAGCACTGGTAAGCTAGTAGGACAGAAGCTACGCTATCCAGATAAATCTTTCGAGACTGTAGGAACGGTGCGCACCTTATTTGGTATGCACCTATTCGGTAAAGGTAAACGCATCACCATCACAGAGGGAGAGATAGATGCGATGAGCGTGTCCACCGCCTTCAATGGTAAGTGGGCTGTGGTCAGTGTTCCATCAGGAGCGCAATCAGCTATGTCTGCTATCAAGCACAACCTTGAGTATCTCAATAACTTTGATGAGATTGTTCTCATGTTTGATATGGATGAGGTAGGCATAGCAGCTTCTAAGAAGTGTGCTGCTATCCTTCCAGTAGGTAAGGCATTCATTGCTAACCTTCCAGCCAAAGACCCCAACGAATTGTTGATGGAGAATAGAGGCAGTGAAATCATTCAGTCATTCTGGGATGCTACTCAATACAGACCAGATGGTATCGTAGCTGGTGAGGACATGTGGGACATTGTCAGTAAGACTGAGATTGTAGACAGTGCTGCCTATCCTTTTGCTGGACTGAACCGAATCACAAGAGGACTACGTATTGGAGAGATTGCTACGTTCTGTGCTGGCAGTGGTGTAGGCAAGTCTGCCGTGTGTCGTGAGATTGCTTACCACCTAATCAAGAACGACGAGAAGGTTGGATACATTGCCTTAGAGGAAAGCATTAAGCGTTCGGCTCAAGGTATCATGGGGCTAGCTATCAATAAGACACTGCACCTTGGCACGGAAGTGGAAGAGGACGAGTTGAAGAAAGCGTTCGATGCTACAATCGGTAGCGGAAACTTTGTTACCTATGACCACTGGGGTTCGATTGAGTCTGACAACTTAATCAATCGCATCCGATACATGAACAAGGGTCTAGGATGTAAGTGGATATTCCTCGATCACGTGTCCATTGTTGTTTCAGGACAGGACGGAGATGAGCGCAAGATGCTTGACATCCTTATGACAAAGCTTCGTTCTCTTGTGGAAGAGGTAGGTGTTGGAATGATTCTTGTTTCGCACCTTAAGCGACCAGAGGGTAGAGGGTTTGAAGAAGGACGAGAGACTACGCTTGGACACCTGAGAGGTTCAGCAGGTCTCGGTCAGTTGAGTGATATGGTTATTGGACTGGAGAGAAATCAACAGGACGAAGAAGTTAAGAACGAAACAACCATTCGGATTCTCAAGAACAGATTTAGCGGAGAGACAGGCGTTGCTTGCACTCTCGAATACAACCAACACACAGGAAGACTACATGAAAAAAACACATACTTCGATGCTGACGATACTCAGCCTATTACTAATGATAACGACGCAGGCGAGTCCACAGAAAGTATCGCCTTTATGGGGGGAAGCAATGAACCATTCTAAACCAACAGAGACTGAGATAAACAAACTTCTTAAAGCTATCAGGACGGTGGAGACAGGTGGAGAACCTAATCCAACCTATGCTGTAGGAAGATACCAAGAGATTGGTCCGTTCCAAATTACCTATGCCTACTTCGAGGACTCAGGAATCAAAGGCACATGGACACAGAACTGTCTGTATGTTGATCGATCAATAAAGGTGATGCTGGCTTACTGGAATAGGTATGCAAAGCTGCACACACTAGAAGAGTATGCACGTCTACACAATGGTGGACCGAACGGCATGAACAATAGGAACACACTAGAATACTGGCACAAAGTAAAAGCAGAGATGGAGGCAGAACAATGAGAAGGGCTTACTTCGATATAGAAACGACAGCAGTAGACAACTGGGCTACGCTTGAAGGCATGGACAAGATACATTGTATCTCTGTTCTATCTGAAGACGACAACAAGTGCCTCACTTTCAGCGGTGCTAGTGTTAAGGAAGGTATTGCTTATCTTGTCCAGCACGACGAAGTGGTCGGTCACAATGTGATTGGCTTCGACATCCCTGCTATCAAGAAGCTGTATCCTACAATTAAGTTCCCTGTTGTTCGAGACACTCTTGTGATGGCATCTGCTATGTTTGGAGATGTTCGATCTACTGACTTACAAAAGCCACAGTTTCCTAGAGAGCTTATTGGTAGACAATCCCTCAAAGCTTGGGGCGTTCGTCTTGGTGCGTTGAAGGGAGACTTCGGCGACACTACTGATTGGACTACTTGCACCAAAGAGATGATAGAATACTGTGAGCAGGACGTAGCGGTAACAGTCACACTCTATAAGTATCTTATGTCTGCTCAACCAGCGGACACGATGCTCAAGATTGAACACAAGTTTGCTGAGTTGATGAAGATGCAAGAGGTACACGGATGGAAGTTCGACATGGATGGATGCCGTGAGCTTACGAAGGAGATAATGCAAAGACGTGCTGACTTAGAGAAGCAGTTACAAGAAGCGTTCCCTCCGAAAGATGTTCCAACTAAGACTCCTATATGGAAAACCAGTGACGGTAAAACATGGAAGACAAAGAAGCAAGCGATGGAAGCTGGACACAAATCAGCAGACGTGAAGAAGGATGGGTTCACTACCAAGAAGGTGTTGTTCAATCCAGCATCACGTGATCAGATTGCTGAACGATTAACGGAGAAGTATAACTGGAAGCCAAAGCTATTCACTGCATCAGGTAAGCCTAAGATTGATGAGACTGTTCTCAAAGGTATAGGCAGACCAGAAGCTGACATACTGTTCCAGTATCTACTGTGCATCAAACGTCTAGGTCAGGTAGCTGAAGGTCAAGAGGCTTGGCTCAAGCTAGCAGAAGACGGAGTGATGAGAGGACAAGTTGTTACTAACGGCACCGTCACAGGACGTTGCAGTCACAGGCATCCCAACGTAGCACAGGTGCCAGCGGTAGGAGCTGAGTATGGTAAGGAATGCCGTGCCTTGTTCGGAGCTAGAGCAGGCTACAAGCTTGTTGGATTCGATGCTTCTGGATTAGAGCTGCGTTGTCTTGGACACTACCTCACACCTTATGACAAAGGTGCCTATGCTAAGGAAGTTATTGATGGAGACATCCACACTCTCAATCAGAAAGCAGCAGGACTAGCCACACGCCCAGAGGCAAAGCGATTTATTTACGCCTATCTCTACGGATGTGGAGACCAGCTTCTAGGTGAGATGATAGGTGGTGGAAGTAAAGAAGGAGGACAGCTTCGCAAACGCTTCCTAAGTAAACTACCTGCTTTGGACAGACTACTGAAGGACGTGAAGAAGACAGCGGAAGGACAGAAGTATCTGAAGGCGATTGATGGTAGGAGACTACACGTTCGTTCCAGTCACTCAGCACTGAACCTATTACTACAGAGCTGCGGTGCTATCCTTATGAAGACAACAAGCTGTTACCTGTATCACAACCTTATCAACTTAGGATGGACACACGGTAAGGAGTTTGCGTTCGTCGGAAACATTCACGATGAAATCCAAGCGGAGGTCATTGAAGGACGTGAGGAAGAATACGGAAAGCTAGCTGAACAATCTATCAAACAAGCTGGTGATTATCTAAAGTTTCGTTGTCGTGTAGATGGCGAATACAAAGTAGGAAACAACTGGGCTGAGACCCATTGATCATGGCATACCAAAACAAACACGACTACACAGGCATGTGCAGTAAGAACGGAGAGCGAGCAGAGAATATGTTTGCTACTCTTATTGAAAACCTTGGAGGAACAGCAACACCTTCAAGTTTACAAGAACAGTTCAAGGGCTTTGACTTTCACGTAGACCTGACTGGTCGTGTTGATGTCAAGTCAAGAGGACGTAATCGTAGAGGTGACGCTTCTCCTGATGCCGATAAGATATGGCTTGAACTAAAGAACGTACAAGGACGCAAGGGTTGGGTATACAACGAAGCTGACTACATCGCTTTCGAGCGTGAGCATGCGTATCTCGTTATTAAACGCCAAAGCCTATGCGAGCTAATTGATAACCTAGTGGACATGGATGACTTTGTTCTCAGCCCTGATGAATGTATGTATAATCTATACTCACGAGTAGGACGTAAGGACTTACTTACTAAAGTACACGTTGATGACCTGCTCACCTGTTCACACTACACACTACCGAAACCACATGAAGACAGTATTAATTGATGGAGACGAAGTAGCTTACAAAGCTGCTTTCGTTTCAGAGATTCCAATCAAATGGGACGAAGACACTTGGACTCT